CTATGGGCAGATTAATGAATATGGTGATTACTATGTTATTGATATTGAAGCACAGGATAGTAAACTTATTCTAAGTATTAAAAGTCAAATTTAATTCGGAATATGTAGATTGAAGGTGAGAGTATGAGTAAAGAACTTATTGAAAAATGTATTGAGTACGGAGTTACAGGATATGCAAAAGAGTTTTTAGAAAGCTTGGAAGAATCTTATGATGAAATTGCAAAAGCTGAAAAAGGAAAAGATGAATTTGCAGTAAGTATGATTGAATGGATTAATAAAAATGTTGAAAATGCTGGTCAAGATTTCGAAGGTTTTACAGATGAACAAATGTTTTTCTTGGGAGCTGGAATATTAGCAAATAGTATAGCAGATATGCTACAGAATATGTAGATTGAGGTGAGAGCATGATTGAATTAGAAAAATATCTAAAAGAAAATCCTAATGAAAATTTATTAACTGGACTAACTGTATTAGGCAAATGGTATGTAAGACCTGTAAATTGGTGTGGAGCATGGAAAGAAAATAAATTATTTAGTGGAAGATGTTTAGCATATTTTGATACTAAAGAAGATTTAGATAATGCTCTAATAGGATTAGGATATGAAAAGAATATTTCGTGAAATGTAGATTGGACGCAGTAAAGTGAGGTGAAATCATGACAATTCAAAATTTAATAGATGAATTAAACCTAATAGAAGATAAAAATAAAACTATTGGTATTGCTGAATGGAATACAGAATTAGGATGTTATGAATGTTCAAATTCTTTAGAAATAACGTCAAAAGACATAGTTTCTGAAAATAACAGGTGGGACAATTGTGAATGTGATTATTATTTAGAGTCATAACAAATTTAATATGGAAAGGCTGTAGAGAAAATGAATATAGATGGGTATGAAAAAAGAATAGATAATCTTATAGATATGGCTAAAAGGAATTTAAGCAAAGAAGAATTTGAAGAATTACTTAGAAAAACTAATAACATTATTAAAATGTATCAAATTCTTATAAATCAAGAATGTGGATTTGACGAAGTAAAGTGAGGTGATAAGGTTGGCTATTGGATTGATAGATGTAGATAGTAAAATTCCAAATTTAGCATTAATGAAAATATCAAATTTTTATAAAAGCATGGGCGAAGAAGTAGAATTTGTACAACCTAATAAGAACTATGAAAAGATATTTGCAAGTGCAATATTTACTAGAAGTAAAGATATATGCCTAAAACTTCAGGAACAATATGGAGATAAAATCGAAATTGGTGGCACTGGGTGGGACTTAAAGAAAGAACTTGATCCAGTAATAGAACATATGAAACCTGATTATGATTTATATACTGCTGAAGAAATAGCTGGTCGTATGCGAGGGATAATGACTAAGCAAAGGAAGTTAGAAAAAGCAACAGAGATTGTTAATGCAGGTATGGGATTTACTTCTAGGGGGTGCGTAAGAGAATGTGGATTCTGCTTTGTTCCTAAGAAAGAGGGGAAATTTAGAGATGTGGCAGAAATTAAGGATTTAATTAATCCTAAAAGCAATATTTTAATACTACATGATAACAACTTAACTGCTGATCCGTATTGTATAGACAAACTTAGAGAAATAAAGGAACGTAAATTAATAGTTGATATTAACCAAGGGCTAGATGTAAGACTCATAACAGAAGAGAAAGCAAAGGCACTAAGCGAAGTAAAACATCTAAGAAGTTTGCATTATGCGTGGGATTTGATGACTTTTGAAGATAAGGTTATTGAAGGGATTAAAACATTAAGTAAATACATTAAGCCTTATAGACATATGTGTTTTATGCTAGTTGGATTTAATACAACCTTTGAAGAAGATATTTATAGATTTAAAAAGTTAAGAGAATTTAAAGTAGATCCTTATGTAATGATTTATAACCAAAAGAAAGACTTAAGACTTAAACATTTTGCTAGATGGGTTAATGGAAGAATATACAAAAGTTGTGCTTGGGAAGAGTATGAGCCTTGGATAAAATCTCAAGTAGATTATTTTCAAATGAATTTATTTACTGCGTAATACTTATATCGGATGTAGAAATATAAAGGGATTGTGAGGTGTTAATATGGCTTTAATAAGAATTATTGATACTAAAAACAATAGGTTGGCGTATGAGGAATTAACAGAACAGCAGTTAAAAGAAATAGAGAAGACTATTAATATTAACTGGCACAAATTATGTAAGGAGTGATAGGAAGTGAAATTATTAATGCATATTCTTAAAGAAAATAAAACTTTAAGGATAGATAATGCAACGTTAGATATTACTCAAATATTAGAGAAACTAAGAGAAGAATATCAAGAAGTTATTGAAGCAACAAAAATGTATGATTCAGATAGATCATTAAGAAACTTAAAAGAAATAGTAAGAGAAACCTATGATTTGATTCAAATTTGTATATTAATATTGTGGAGATGTAGCAGAAAAGCTGGTGATTTTGATGAACCTAAGTTGCTGGAAGAATTAAATATTGAACATAAAGACAAGCTTATTAGTGAAAGACATTGGATACCAGAAACAGGGATTGAAATTGATATTAAGGAATAGGAGAAATAAGATGAAACCAAAAACACTTACAGGAAAAGATTTATTAGAAGAGCTAAAGAAATTAAGTGATGAGCAACTTAATTATGAAATTGTAACATGGGACAATAAGTATGAAAGTCTTAGTAAAGTAAATGGAATAGTGCCAATAAATGATAAAAATTTAATGATATTATATCCATTAGTTAAATAAAGCAAAAAGGTGTTCGTGATGAACACCTTACACCTTAGAGAATAGAAATTGGAAAAGGGTATTCTCTAAATCAAATCTATTTTAATTATATCATAAGGGAGCAGTGATTTAAATGAAAATAGATGAAAAGAAATTTAAGAAATATAAAAGTAAAATAGAGGATAATTTAAGGAAATACCCTTATTATCAAATTTCAATTGAGATGCCAGGCTTAGGAAGTGCAGCAATACCAAATGGAATTTTAACAAATAAGATATCGGATCCAGTTGCTAATAATGTGATTGATGATGAATATAAAAGAATACTTGTTAATAAAGTTAATTATGTATTAGATAGACTACATAAAAGCAGTAAAAAAATAATAGAAAGTGCATATTTTATGGATGGAATAGTTACTAATGATGAAGTTATGGAAGAATTAAATATTAATAAAAATAAATATTATGATTTAAAAAGAGATGCATTATATAAATTTGGTATAGCTTTTGGTTATTTTTAAAGGTGTGACAAAATAGGGATTATTTTATGACTATTTAGGGAATATATTAGGATTATTTTATATACAAATATCAGAAAACAATATAAAATTTAGGTATGGTGAAAAATTATATATGAATATAAGAAAACAAAGCACATGCAGTTAATATTGTATGTGTTTTTTTATTTTATTCAGAAAGGAGAGGAGCATGAATAAAAGAACTAAATTAAAACTTAATATTAAATTCAATAATAATAATAAGGTTGTTTGTGCAAAGTCTCCAGAACTCTGTGTGGATTGTATAAACAAAAATAATTGTGAAACTCTTAATGTATTTTATAGTCAATATGCTCACAGAGATATTATTGAATGTTTCAATAATAGTGAAAAGAGAAGGTGAAGCATGGATAGAGAATTTAAAGAAAAACTTATAGAATATGCTTCAAATATCAAAATAAGAAATGAAATATATAAGATATTAGAGCAAATTGAAGACTCTGAATATATAGATGATGAAGATTTTGATTTAAAAGATTTTTCAGCATTAACAATAAAGAATCCTCTAGATCTTAAGCGAATACAAAATTACTTGAGAGAAAAGAATGATAAATTATATATTTTATGGATGATAGGGCAAAACACAGGATTAAGAGGTAGTGACCTTGTAAAACTAACAATATATGATTTAAGACAAGCTATCAAAAACAAAAAGATGGTTGTAGTTGAGCAGAAAATTGAAAGTATAATGACTGATAAGTTAAAAAATAACAGACCAATAAGAAAAACAACACGAAGGGAGATTAAGCGTATTGTTTTTATTAACAATGATTTAATAAAGTCTTTAAAAGAATTTGTATATGGCAAATCATCAAGTGAGTTTGTTTATCCAACTAATTCAAAAGAAGGACATATACGAAGGGATTCATTGGGAAAAGCTTATAAAAGAGCATTAGTTAAATTGAAGATTGCTAAAGAGGAAGATTCAGTTGGTACGCATACTCCAAGAAAAACATATGGTTATATACAATACCATGAGCATAAAGAAGATATAAATTTTGTGCAAGAGTTATTTGGACATTCTTCACCAAGAATAACTCGTGTTTATATTGGTCTTGATGATGAAGAAAAAGAACAATCAGCCAGCACAATGGATAAATATACTTTTAATTAAAAATCATTTTTTTTGATGTATGTAACCTCGTTTTTTTATTGCGAGGGATTAGAGGGTAAAAATTTATGATATATAGAAGTAGATAAAATTTTTAATAAATCCCTCACTTTAGTAAGTAAAGAGGTCAAAAATAGATAAAAAGTAAAAGAAAAATTGTAAATAAAATGGTAAAAATGATTAGGGTGGGAAATGCATAAAGAAATATGAGTTTGGATTTGGGAATAGTCCGACAAAAAGCGAGGTGAATATTAGTGGCAAAAAGTAAATGGGATGAGATAAAGGATAAGCTTGAAACTATTGAATTATGGGCGTCAATGGGTTTATCAAATAATCAAATTGCTTTTAATCTAGGAATTAGTAAAGATACTTTTTACAGATACAAAAGTCAATATTCGGACTTATCGGACTGCTTGAAAAGAGGGAAAAGCATAGCTGATTTTAAAGTCGAGAATGCATTATATAAAAAAGCTACTGGTTATGTAATAAAAGAAACAGTAGCAGCTAAAGTCAAAGATATTTATTATGATGACAATGGTAACAAGTGTCAGCGAGAAAGATTAGATACTGTTGAAGTTAATAAGGAAGTTCCACCAGATGTTCAAGCTATTAAGTTTTGGCTAATGAATAGAATGAAAGGCAAATGGAGTGATAATCCAAGCAAAGCTGATATAGATAAGGAACTACTTAAGATGAAGAAAGAGGAAGCTCAATCAAAGAATATTATAATATAGGTGAAAACAATGGCAATGTATAAGATATGTTCGCATTGTGGTAAGCACATTGAATATAATAAGCAATGTGAATGTGTGGAGAAATATAAGAAAGATAAATATAAACTGTACAAGAATAAGAGACAGGATAAGAAGGAGCAAAGCTTTTATTCTAGTAGTACATGGATTAAATGCAGAGACAACATAAAAGCTCATTACTTTGGTTTTTGTCTTGTATGCTGGCATAGAGATAAAAATAAAAAAGGAAATAACAATAATAGTGAATTAATACATCACATAGTAGAGATTAAGGAAGATTATGAAAAGAGATTAGATGAAGACAACTTAACTCCATTGTGTGATTCGTGTCATACAAAGGTACACAAACTATATGACAAAGATATTAAGACAAAGAAAAGGACTCAAGAATGGTTAAAAGAATTAATAAAAGAATTTAATCAAGATTATTATTAATTTTATACCCCGGGGGAGTAGAATATAAAAAATACAAATTAAATTAGTCCTTAGTGCCCTCTCAGTTTTATAAAATTCCCAAAATGAAAGTTTTGAGTTTGAAAAGAAAGAAGGTGAAATTTTTGGGGAGACCTTGCAAAGTAATTGATTCTCAAAGTAGACATAATACTAAAGCAGAAATTCAAGAAAGAAAAGAAGCAGAGGAAAGCTTAAAAGGTTCAAATGATAAAATTGGAACTGCTCCTAATTATTTAAATGATAATCAAAAAGAAATTTATAAATATATCATTACAGAACTTGAAGATACAAATATATTACAGAATTTAGATGTTTATATTTTATGTACATGTGCAATTGCAGTTGATAGATTAATAACCATTGAAAGTATTATAAATAAAAATCAAAATGCAATAATGAATAAAGATCTTATGAGTTCTAAAGATAAATATACAAAAGATTTATACAGATGTTGTAATGAATTATCACTTTCACCACAAAGCAGAGCAAAACTTGGAAGTTTAGCATTAGCTAATAAAGAAAAGAAGGAAGATTCTTTAATCAATATTCTACAAGGCGAAGATGATGAATAATGAAACTGCTAAATGATGCAATAAAATACTGTAAAGATGCAGTTAATGGTGATGAAATTACAACAGATGAAGTAAAACAACAGTGTAAAAAGTTCTTATATGACTATGAAGTAAGACAATATGAAGGTGATTTTGAGTTCTTTTTATGTGAAAAGAAGCTAAAAATTATAAATAACCTTTTAAAAATAATTAATTATGCAACAGGATTTGTAGCTGGAAAGAGAGTTTATGATGGAATTGTAGGCTTTCAGGCACTTATCTTAGTTGCTATTTTTGGGTGGAGATATAAAGATAATAAAAATAAGTTTAGATATAGAGATGTAGTTCTATTTATTCCTAGAAAAAATGCAAAAACATTTTTAATTGCGCTCATATTTATACTATTGATGTTGACAGAACAAAATTATAGTGAGTTTTATTCAATTTGTATTGATAGAGATTTAGCAAAAGAAGTACGTAAAGCTATGGCTCAAATAATATCAGCAAGTCCAGCACTAGCAAAACATTTTTTTGTATCTGAATCTGAAATAGGAATTATAAGATGTACATTAACACATAGTTTTTATTATCCTAGAACATCAAAAGCAAATAAAAATAACTCAATAAGACCGGCAGCAGTTTGTTGTGATGAGGTTGGAGCATTTACTGATAATGATAATATTCAGGCTATGAGAAAAGGTCAATTATCTGTATTAAATCCACTTATGTTTAAAACAACAACAGCTTATGCTGAGTCTGATTCCATTATGCTTGAAGAATTAGAATATGATAGAGCCGTTTTAGACGGAACTGTAACAAATGAAAGAATGTTCTGCTTACTTTATTATGCTAATAGAGAAGAGGTATGGGAGGATATGGCTATTTATAAAGCAAATCCATTACGTGTTGAAGAAAATTACGAAGAAATAAAAAGAGATAGGGAAACTGCAAAGATAAAAACATCAGAGCAGGAAGAACTATTGACTAAGAATTTTAATATTTTTCTTGATACTAACGAAATGGATAAGTATTTAGATATTAAGTATTGGAAAAAATGTGGAGTTGATGAGATTAATTTTGAAGGAAAAGAAGTAATTGTTGGAGTTGATTTATCGGTTACTACTGACTTAACTGCTGTAAGTATAATGTATAGAGAAGGAGATAAAATTTATTGTAAATCTCATGGTTTTTTACCAAGTGATAGTCTCGCAGAGCGTAGAGAAAATATTAATTATAGAAGTTATGCAAAATTGGGATATTGTGATATTCACCAAGGAATGACTGTTAGTTATGGAAAAGTTGAAGAATATATAAGAAATATTGAAGCTGAATATAAGTGTAAAATAAATTATATTGTAACAGATCCTATGAATGCTAAAGAAATGATGGAAAGATTAGCATCAGATTATGATGTTATTATGCTTAAACAAACTTTTACTAATTTAAGTCCAGCAACTAAAGAATTTAGAAAAGGTGTTTATGATGGAAATGTATTCTATGAGAAAAATGAATTGTTAGATTGGAATATGAAGAATGCTATTACTGTAAAAGGTAAGGCAGATGATGAAATGCTTGCTAAAGAGAATAAAAATAAGCAAAGAATTGATATGGTTGCAGTATTAATATTTGCTTATACTCAATTAATTATAGAGGAGGAAAAATATGATCCTATGGCAGCACTTGAAAAAGAAGATTGGTAAATTAAATATGAATGTTAAGAAAAAGAGAGTTGATATTTTAGTATATAGCTCTTTTTTTATTTCTGTTTTAACTACAATGAAGCTTAATATTTATTACGGATTTTATTTATTATCATTCTTATTGCTAGTATTAGCGATTATAATTGCCAAATTTGGCAGTTAGGGGGTGAGAGAAATGTTTGAAAAAGTTTTTGAAAAGAGAAGTTCAGAACCATTTAATTGGACAGAATGGGTATCAGGTGATAAAAATCCATATTTAAATGAGAAGGTAGATTCAACATATAGTAAAGCTATTAATATTCTTAGTGATACGGTTGCTAAGTTGCCAATAGATATTAAAAAAGTTAGTGAGAATGGAGAAATTACTGATAATAACCACAGACTGTATGATTTATTAAGAATAAGACCAAATGAAATTATGAATAGTTTTATTGGTTTAAAATCTTTAATAATGTTGTATAAACATTATGGAATGGCAGGGTTATTTATAAATACTGATAAAAAAGGCAAAGTTATTGGTTTATATCCTGCAAAAGTAACTCAAATTACTGTTGATAATATGGGTATTATAAAATCAAGTAAGATTCATAAGACTTTAATTGATTTTGAAGTAGGTGATTATTCTGGATCTTGTTTTAATGATGACATTATTCTATTACTTGATAATAGTTTAAATGGAATAGAAGGAAAAGCTACTAAACATTATGCTAGATATTCCATAAATACAAATATTAAAGCACAAGAATATCAACAAGATTTGTTCAGTAATGGATTAACTAATAAAGCAGCAGTACAACTCACTAGTGATATTAAGGATGAAAAAGAATTAGGGAAAATTCAAGCTAAATTCAATAGAATATATAGCAGTAAAGGTAGAATCTTTACACTCCCAGCTGGTTACAGTATAACACCATTGAATCTTAATTTAGCAGATAGCCAATTTGCTCAATTAAAAGCAATGGGAAAACAAGATATAGCAAGTGCTATTGGAGTACCTTATTCATTAATAGAAAAAGGTGTATTAACAGAAGATGAAAATATAGGATATCTAACAAATACTATAATACCTATTTTAGTTCAGTTAGAACAGGAACTTGATTGGAAATTATTATCTCTTTCAGAACGTAAGCAAGGATATAAAATAAGATTCAATGTTAATACAATGCTTAGAACTAGTCCTGAAAAGCAAAAGAATATAATTATAGACTATGTAAAAAATGGTGTATATAGCATTGAATATGCGAGACAAATACTTGGAGTGCCTAACGATATGAATGGAACTGTATTACTTCCTAGTGGTGAAATATTACTTGAAGATTTAATCAATCATAATGCAAGTTGGCAAAAAGGTACGAAAGGGGGTGAAGATAATGGAGAAGGAGATAAGACAAATTAATATCAGTTTAGAAACAAGAGCGAATGAAGAAACAAAAGATAAATTTATCGAAGGATATATAGCAAAATATAATTCGAGAAGTCAATATATGGGGTTTTATGAGGAGATAAAGAAGGGAGCATTTGATAATACAATATCAGATGGACATAATATAACTGCATTATTTAATCATGATTACAATCAATTATTAGGTTCTACAGACAATAAAACACTTATATTAACTACTGATGATATAGGATTAAGATTTAGTTTAAAAGTTAATGAAAATATATCATATTTTAGAGATATATTTGAACTTATTAAATCAGGAGAATGTAGAGGATGTAGTTTTGGGTTTAAATGCAATAAGGATGCATGGTCGTATGATGAAGCTGGTATTGATTTAAGATATTTATATGAGATTGATATATCAGAAGTGACATTGACTCCTTATCCTGTTTATAAGGATAGTGAAGTAAGTTGTAGAAGTTTTTTAGATCATAAGAATGAATTGAAAATTAAAAAAGATAAAGAAAGATTAAAAGTGGAGCTAGAGATTATTTAAAATAGCTCTTTTTTTATTATCAGAAAGTGGGGAATAAAGATGAAAATAAAAGAATTAAGAGCTCTAATAGCTCAAAAAAAAGAAGAAGCTAGAAGTCTTATAGATATTGATTTTGAAAAGGCAAAAGTATTAAGTGAAGAAGTTAGAAGTCTTAGTGAAAAACTTAAGTTTCTAGAAAATTTAGAAGAAGAAGAAAAAAGAGATTTAGAATCTCAAAAAGAAAACAAGGAAGAAAAGAGGGAGAAAGATATGCCAATTAATGAGATGAGAGCAATAACAAAGTCTATTATGGGACAAGATATAACAGCAGAAGAAAGAGCAACAATTAAATCATCTGATAATGCAGCAGTACTTCCTAAACAGTTTATTGGTGAAGTAGAACAGATAATGAAAGGATATGGAGACCTTGAAGAATATTGTGATGTAATTCCAGTTACTAAAAATGAAGGCTCTAAGCCAGTCATTGATTACGATCAAAATGAGCTTGCAGACGTTGCAGAAGGTGCAGATATAACAGAAGGTGAATTAGTTTCTACTGATATTACATTCAAATGTGGCAAGTATGGATTAATTCAATCATTGTCATCTGAACTTGTTGATGATGCAGAAGTTGAAATTGAAGCCGTTGCAAAAGGTAACTTTGCACAAATTGCAGTTGCAAAGAAAAATTCAAAGATAATTAATGCTATAAAAGAAATGGCAGTTGATGTAGTTGCTACAGATTATACAACATTAGAAGATGTTATGGCTAAAGCACTTCCAACTGTAAAAGCTAGTCTTGTAACATTGTGTAATGTAGAAGGATATGCAGAACTTAAAAATGCTAAGGATAAACAAGGAAGGAATTTAGGGCTTGTTACTGTAGGAGCTGATGGAAAAGAATACTTTAATGGAAAGCCATTAATTACATTTGATTCTTCACTTGTAGATTTATCAGAAGAAGGTGGAAAAACTAAGTTATTTTATTCATTAAGCATGAAAGAAGCTGTTAAGTTCTTCAAGCGAATGGGTATAACCGTGGCTAGAAGTACAGAAGCAGGCTTTAAAGATGATACTGTTAAGTTAAGAATATTAACAAGATTTGATGTTAAAGCAGGCTCAAAAAGAAGTGTAAAGAGAATATTATTTTAGTGTCACAAGGAGATTTTTTAGTCTCCTTTCACTAGTTGTGAGGTGATAAAATGACATTAGAAGAAATTAAAAATTATCTTCGTGTTGATTATGAAGATGATGATAAATTATTAGAGCAACTTATTAATATAAGCGAAATTTATATTGATAGTATGGTAGGAGAAGGTTATAAAACAGATGAAAAAGCTATACAGTTATCCAATTTACTTAAATATAAGCTAATAAGTGATATGTATGAAAATAGGGGGGCAGAAATACCTAATAATACTAAAAAGGATATTATTGTCACTTCAATCTTAGATAAATTATCTTTATATGGTGATTCAAATGAGTAATAATGCAAAAATTGAAATAACAACAACAGAAGAAACTAGGGTTAATGGAAAGCCTATATATAAAGATAAACCTTTTTATAATCTATGGGCTGAAATACTTGATATGTATGGAAAAGAATTATATGAAGCTATTAATATAAAGCTTGAACATACTATTGTTTTTAAGGTTAAATATTGCAAAAAGTTAAAGGAATTAAGGGCAAAGAAAGAATATAAGGTGTTTTATGATAACAATATCTATAAGATTTATTATACTGATTTTTCTAAATATCCTAAAAAGTATGTATTGCTTAAATGTAATCTGATAAAGTAGGTGTGTTTATGCAAATTGATATGAATTTTGATAGCTTTGATAAAATATTAAAAGAAGTTGAGAAGTTAGCAACATCTACTGAAATTGATGAAGTTGCAGAAAAAATAGTGAATGAAGAATCTGAAATTGCTAAGAGTGAAATATCTAGTAAATTTCCTAAGAGTAAAGATAATAGTAAGAGTGGTAAAAGAGGTTATAGACCTTCAGGACATTTTAAGGATAATGTACCCAAATCTAAAATTAAGAAAAAAGAAGATTTTATCTATATAGTTATAGGTGAAGAAAATGATGATGGAGAATATTTTTATACTAAGTTTCCTGAATGGGGTACAAGTAAAATAAAGCCTACCTTAGTATTTGCAAAAGTAAGAGAACAAATACAAAAGGAGCTTGAGGAAAAAGGTATAGAAGAATATTCTAAATTATTACAAGAAAAGTTAGGAGGTTGATTATGAGTTTAGAAGATAAAATCTATAAAATCTTAGAAGATATACCTAATGTATATGAAGGTTGGTATAGAGAAGATATAAATTCTACTCATACAACCTTTTTAATTTATTATTGCTCTCCGGATAATTTTGCAGATGATGATTATTCAGAAGAATATTATGCAATTCAAATTGATACATGGGGAACCGATAAAGATGAAGTTGAAAAACAATATGAAAAAGTAAAAAAGTTGTTTAAAGATAATGATTTCTTATGGTTAGAATCTAATCGAGATTATGAAAATGATACAAAAATATATCATTACTCAGATAGATTTAACACTAATATTGAAGTAGAAGGCTAGTAAAATAGTCCTTTTTTATTACAAATTTTAATATGAAAGGAAATGATAAGATGTCAAGAGTTAGAGGGTTTAGAGATGTATATATCGCTGAAGTTCTTAAAAATACGGAAACAGAATATGTATGTAATAATCCAATTAAGTTATTTAAAGCAATATCGGGGAAAATTAATGTTAAGAGAAACTCAGAAAAAACATATGCCGATGATGCAGTTGATGAAATTATAGATAGCTTTGAAGCTGTCGAAGTAGAGCTGGAAGGTGATGCCTTAACAATGGAAAAAATAGCATTACTTCGTAGTGCAAAACTAGACAAAGGTGTTCTTACAGAGTCCATTGAAGACGAAACTAAAGAAATAGCATTAGGATTTAGAGTTAAAACCAAAGGTGGTAAGTATAATTTTCATTGGTATTATTGTGGTAAGTTTGATGGAGAAGATTCAGATGAATTTGAGACTCAAGCAGATAAGCCAGCACCTAAAACGAAGACACTCAAAGGTACTTTCTATGGAAGAAACCTAGCTGATTCAAATGGAAAGCATGCATTTAGAAAGAGAATTCATGAAGAAGAATTAACAGCAGAAGATGCTGACGCAAAGACTGCTTTAGAAAATTGGTTTAAAAAAGTACCAGATCAAACAACAGAAACTTCAAATACTGACCAAACAGAGCAAACAACATAGTATTTAATAAATAGAATAATAAAAAGGCTAGATTAATTTCTAGCCTGATTTTAGGAAGGTGATTAATTTGGATTTAAAAATTGAAATAGCTGGCACAGAATATAAGTTTGGAAAATTACTCAGAGTAAAAGAACAAAAATACAATAAAATAAATGCTCAAATCGAAAAATCTGAGGATGATGATAAAAATTATGAACTAATGAGAGACACATTAGTAGAATTATATGGTAATCAATTTACGGCACAAGATATAGACGACAATCTTGAGACATTTGAGGTATTAGGCGCTTGGATGGATATTTTAATATATAAACAAGCAAAAGCAAATGAGTATGTTGAGAGTAGAAAAAAGCTTTTTACACAAAGCAAGAGGAAGAAATAACATTCTCTTGCAGTAATAAGAAATATTATGTTAAAGAAATAACAGCTAGTATTTATTTAAAATATCTAAATTTAGCAGAGAAATATAATAAAAATAATAATTTAGATATAATCTACAAAGTTATAGAGCTGTTATTTGATATTAATAAAACTAAATTAGATAAAGAAGAAATATTCAATTTATATGGTTGTTATGTAGAAATACAACTATACATAAATGAAAATATTCATAAAAAGTTTAGTAAAATAGCAAATGTAAGTGAAGAAGATTATCAAGGTGAAAGTATATTTGATGATTTAGACGAAGATGAAGAAGAAAACAATGTTGAAGTAGATATTTATAAAACATATAGGGAAATACTCAATTACAATATAAGATATTCAATTGAATTTCTAAAAAATTCTTATTATGAAAGTATAAATTGTAATCTAACTGAAATGCTGGATTATATTTACTTTGATAAAAAGAATAGGATCAATGAAGAAAGTAATGCTGATGATATTTATTAGTAAGTAAAAGATTATTCTTTTGCTTATTTTTTTATGAAAAATTTTAAGGAAAGGAGTGAAAAAGTGGGAACAGCTAATTTAAAAGTTGGTGCAAATAATTCTGAATTTAATAAGGCTATGCAAGAAATGACTAGACAAATGAAGTTAGTTAAAAGTGAATTTAGTGTGGTCCAGCAACAAGCTAAATTATTCGGTAGTGAAACTGATGTACTGAAAAGTAAGCAACAAGAACTTACAGAAAAAATGAAATTACAAAATAGTATGTTGCAATTACAAGATACAAAGGTTAAAACTTTAGTTCAAGAACTTAACAAGCAGCAACAAGAACAAAGCAACATAGCACAAAAAATTGAAGAAACTACAAAAGCTTATAAGAATAGTGTACAAGCAACAGGGAAAAGTAGTGAGGAAAGTAAGAAACTTAAAGATGAGTTAAATAATTTAAAAGAAGCTTATGCAAAAAATGAAAGAGCAATAGAATCTAGTAATAAAAAATTAGATAATTCTAAAATTAAGTATAATAACTTACAAAAAGAACTTATGCAGACAAAGGCTGATTTAAAAGAGACTGAAAAAGCTATAAAAAATCAAGGAAAAGCATTAGATGATAATGGAGAAAAAACAGAAGGTTTTGGAAAGAAATTTGATGTTCTAAAAGGGATATCAGCTCAATTTAAGCTTGGCTTAGATGGTGCAGATACATCTATAAAAGGATTTGTTACCTCATTATCTGCTGGAGAATTAGCACTTGGACCATTTGCTTTAGCAGTTGCAGGAGTAACGACAGCATTTATGGCTATGAAAAGCGCAATTACAGGCGCTATGGAATGGTACGGAAGTATAAGTGATGCAAGTACAATATTGCAACAACAAACAGGCGTAATAGGACAAGAATTTGAAAATTTACAAAGTATTATGAATGAAATTTATGGCAATGGTTATGGTGAAAGTTGGAATGAAGTAGCGGAAGCATTGGCATATGTAAAAACTAATACGAAACTAACTGGAGATGAGTTACAGAGAGCAACAGAATTAGCATTAGTATTTCAAAAAACAACAGGAGCAGACGTATCAGAAAGTATTAGAAGTGCAAATACTTTAATGCAACAGTTTGGAATATCAGCTGAGCAAGCTTTTGGATTAATGAAATTAGGTCAGCAAAGTGGATTAAACTTTAGTGGTGATTTTTTAGATTCTTTAAATGAATATTCAGTGCACTTTGAACAACTGGGTATAGATGCAAATGGTATGTTTACTATACTAAAAGCAGGTGCAGAAAGTGGAGCATTTACTATTGATATGATAGCAGATGCAGTTAAAGAATTTGGCATTAAGGTAAAAGATGGTTCTGAAACTACTAAAAGTGGATTTGAAGCAATAGGACTTAATGTTAATGAAATGGCTAATAAATTTGCTCAAGGTGGAGAAACTGCTAATCAAGCATTTTTTGAAGTTATGCAAGGTTTAAATGGTATTGAAGATCCATTAGAACAACATCAAATAGGGCTTAATCTTTTTGGAACAAAGTGGGAGGATTTGGGAAGTAAAGCAATTACAGCATTATCAAATGCAAAAGGTGAAATAATAAATACTGATGATGCTTTAAAAGCTATGGATTCAAGTAAAATTGCTAGTTTTGGGGAGGCTTTAGAAGGAATAAAAAGAAAACTATCTAGTGCTCTAGCTCCGATTGCTGAATCTTTAGCACCTTTATTGACAGAATTAGGAGTGCAAATATCAGAGAAACTTGCTCCTATGCTAGAAAAATTCAGTCAATGGATATTAGAAAATATGCCACAAATTAAAGAAAA